TCCTTGAGATGCGTGCTAAGTATCCTGATGACTATGCCCTATGGCACGCAAGATACGCAACACACGGCACTACCAATCTCGAAAACTGCCACCCCTTCTATGTGCTAGACGATCAAACTGTACTCGCACACAATGGCGTACTGCCAATAGATATACCTGCTGGTGATACAAGATCAGACACACGCATCTTCACCGAAGATGTGCTTGCCAAAATGGGTGGTGTTAAGGCGCTAGATAATCCACACATGTACAACATGATCGAGGAATACACTTCAGGCTCTAAGGTGTGTGTGCTTACAGTAGACCCAACGGCTGACTATCAGATGTACTTGATACACGCAGACAAGGGTCAGACAGACGACAGCAAGGTGTGGTGGTCTAACACCAGTTGCGAGGCTGGCTACGGCTACGCATACAATAACTGGAAGCCTGTTAACTCTCTTTATCCCTACGATACTGAGGGTGTGTTCCCATGTGTGGCGTGTAATTCGCTCATAGATGAGGACAGGCTAGAGAAAGATGGCGTGTGTCCAATGTGTCAGACCTGCCAATGGTGTGATAGCGCATCAGATATGTGTATGTGCTACAAGCCAACGACAAAGCAACACACAGATACCGCATACCAAACAGCATGGGGGCTAATGTGAAACGCGTAGCAACCACACCACCAACAAGGGCATACGCAAGTATGGCTGAGATGTGCTACAAACATTACGAGTTAGCGGTTGCTGATCGCAAACTTGTAGACGCAAGCAAGTGGCTACTCAAGGCTCACGCATATCGTGAGAAGGCTGGACAAATCGGACACGAGAAGGAGTTATCTGATGCGAACAACTAAGTGTGTAGACACACGCTGTTGGAAATGTGATACTCCTGTATGGATACCCCTGTACGATTATCACGAGGAAAGAAACTACTGCTATCCGTGTGGCATGGCAAAGATTGGAGTGCTGAGTGAGTACACACACACAACGCAAGAAGGTTAGTGAGTGGGATACTGTCGAGTGGAAAACTACTCGTGCTGGTAATGAAACCGCTACTGTCCTGCTCAATGCTGGCGAGTATTTTCATGTTGAGGAAGGCTGGGAAATTGACGGCCCGATACGCGTGAAGATAACTTACTCACCAAGCACGCAAAAAACTACCGCTAGGTACTCGCCCCTGCCTAGCAATATGTTTAACATGGATAATCCATACGAGTACCCTTGTGCTTCGTGTGGTGTAGAACGCCACGTCCCCTGCGTGGGAGATAAACCTGAGTGCGCTTTCCGCGTATTCCTAACGAAAGGTGGCATGTTATGACTTTCCCTAAGTTCACGAACGAAGCATCATGCGCAGGTAGCGCTACGCCTGATGATTGGTTTCCTGAGTTCTCCCCAGCAAGTGATCCAAGAGGTCGTGTGGGTATTCGTTATAGATACTCATACACGCCTGAAGCCATGCGTGCTAGAAATCTATGCTTAAGTTGTCCTGCGTATGATGAGTGCTTAGAGTATTCGCTACAATGGACAGACTTAGACGGGATATGGGCAAACAAGGATAAGTATGAACGCGCAGAGGAACAACGCCTGTTAGGTATAAAGCCTACAAGCCTAACCTTTACATACGATAATCCGCTAGGTATAGATATACAACCGAGAACGCCTATCGAAAGCGAGTGGGATAATGTATGATGATAATGAGTTCACACAAGAAACTGTGTGGGAACAATTACGCTTAATTGGCTGGCTTGCGTTTGCTACACTTGTGATCATAAGCACAATTATAGGGGTGGCACTATGACGTGTCGCTATTGTGGTAATCTACGTGATGCTGGCATACAAGATAATATCCCTGTGTGCCATGCGTGCTACTGTAAGAAAGGTGGAGTAAATGAGTGAGGTACACACTTACCGCGTAAAGGCTAGATGTATGGTAGACCTATACCAATACGTGTATGCTGATGATGTAAATGTGGCTATCGAGTTAGCGCTTGATGCTCACAATGATTGGGAAGTAGAAACCTTAGATGATGCTGAGGTCAAGCGTGTACTACAAATAGATAGGGTGGACTAATGAACATACCACGCGGTGATGTAGTTAATCTCTTACGCAAAGAGGAGATGAGTGGTCTGCTTGGGCGAGATATAACTTCGCCTGAGTGGACTAAGGCAAAGCGTATGGTTATGCTTGATAAAAATCTATGGTCATGTGTAGATGATACACTTATGGCTATACTAGACGAGATACGAAAGGAGAAGCCATGAGTGAGAAATATGTATTACGCCTAGAACTTACTACGCGTGATGATGTACATTTCGAGAGTGTGTGTAATGTACAAAATCTAGTAGAGAGTAAACTGCGTGATTACTTTGATGTAAGCAGTACCGAGATCAAGCAAGTGTTATCCGTCTAATACCACGCAAAGAAACCCTTACGCATCATTGGTGCGTGGGGGTTTTTTTATTGTCCAATCGCCTACCTTATGCTGGCACGCACAATCCGCGTACTCGCAATCTCTATGCCTAAAGTTGGCTAAATCTTCACGCCCATACTCGTTCATGTTGCCTGCGTGCTGGCATGGCACACATATCACGCGTGGCACACGCTCTCACGCGAGCCAAAAGTTTGTGTTGGTTCTGTACATACCTTGCTGTCACACATCACTTGCGTCTGTATCATCTACAATAATCTCCAGTTCTTGTTCGATAACATTGTCTGACCCTTCTTGCGTAGTAATTTCTTCTTCCGTGTAGTCCCGTTCTTTACGCGGATAATTACCACCTAAATAGTTTAACATATTCTTTAATGCCCTGTTGACACGCATACGTACAGCATCTTGTGAGATAGATAACTCTGATGCTATTGCGCTTAACTCTAACCCACTAGCGTAACGCAAGTAGATTATATCTTGCTGTTCCTTAGCCAATTTGTTAATTGATTTCTCCACATCTGAGCATAATGCTGGCCAGTTATTACCCTCAGACGCGACTTTTTTTACGTTAGACATGCTCAAATCATTGAGTAAAGGAGCCTCTCTATCACCAGTTAAAACCGCTGGTAATAGCGATTCTAGCATGTTTTTATCGTAATAATAGTTATCTTCCACGCGGTATCCAGAAGACTTAGCCTTGACTTTTTGACAGTAATCTTTCGCAGCGTTACGCAGAGATCGCGCTACGAGTTTCGTACATTCCTTGCTGTTGTATTCCTTTTGCCAGTACTTAATCTTATTTGGGTGCGTCAAAAACCACACCCATAACTCTTGGCGTAGATCATCTGTCTCAACCATACGATACTTACGAGAGAACTCATAAGCAACAGACGCAACTACGCCATCATACTCTTCAATAAATCTTTTTACCACCGCCACGTTTTGCCTTCTACTGTAAACGATCTATTAACAATCGGAACAATTTGCGGAGTAACGTTCTTACCATCTACATGCAAGATACCAAACCCTTGTTGCCATGTGAACAAGCCAGCCTTGATGTACTTAGCATGTTTAATATTCATAAGATGCCCGACTTCCATACCCCATACAGCACGAGATCCATTAGACCAAGCCTGAGTATAGTGAGCCAATCCCATGCGGTGAGTGTGTCCACACACAACTGACATACCACTTCGCTTCGCAAGTCCGAGAGCAGTAGCCCCTGCTGTCGGTTGGACATTACCTTCATCACCATGCATTAATAACCAATTAGGTGCAATCTCTATAGGCCCATGAGAATACTTGATACCGAGTTCATCTAACTTTAGAAACTTTTCAATCTCTAACTCTGGCAATCCTAAAAAACCAGGAGCAGATGAACGTATCTTATTGAATAATCTATCTGAGTGATTACTACGTACAATAGTTTCAACAGTTAAATCTTCTAACAACTTAACAGTTGTATCACGATCTTTACCTATTGATCTTTCCCATTCAAGTTCAGTCCCTTTTGCCCAACGACTGATACTCTGAAAATCTATTTCATCGCCTACTGATACTACAGAATCAGGCTGGTAAGCATAAATGAATTTCTTCACAGCATTCACAGCGTCCACATCGTGGAACGGTGCCTGGAGATCTGAGATCACGACGATGGCTTTACTCATTCACACTCCAAACAATAATTATATACACGAATGTTTGGTATATACATCACGAAGTGTCTACCACAATGAAAACAATTAACAGATGTCCATTCATTATTTACAAAATAAAAAGGATTGCGAATTTTTAACTTCATTTTTTCTTTGCTCGTCTCTTATTCTCTTTACCTACGTTTTTAGAGTGAGACATTGCTTGTAAATTTTTAATGCCATCTTTACCTTTACGACCACCATTATCTTTGTGATCTACATCAGTAGATTTACTTAACTTCTTACCAGTAGCCTTCTTATAATCAAGACGGGCTTTATTGGTAGATGTAGTTTCAGTAGTGCCATCTTTTTTCTTACGTTTAATAACATAGATTGGGCGACCACCGTTTTGTTTACTGCCTTTATATGGTCCAAATATTTTCATTGATCCCATTTTCCTTTCAGTACCAACAATGCGATTATCGCATAGTTTGCTAGATCCTTAAACGAATCCTCAAAGGATTCATGTTCAGGCGCCATGTCTTTAATACTGTCGTATAAGTTATTTATACGTGCAGTTTTATCATGTATCCGAACTCTTAGTCCATTTATAGCACCGCCAGGTGCATTAGATATATTCTTAGGGCCGTAATCTTTATGTTTAGATAACAGTAAAGTGACAAGTTCTTCAACTTCTTCCCATATTGCTATCTCAAATTCTGTAGGTTCAGTCATGTTCTTCATTGTGGCCATCTTGTTTTAGCATCTCCTCTATCCCTTGTAGCATGTCTACTGTAGACTCAACTGTCATTGCCTCATTAAGAAATTTATGGAAGGTCTTCTCGCCTTCGGAAGAATTAACAAGAGCCAAGGTAACTGATTGAATTATCTCTATGGCATGAGCAATCTGCCCTTGTACTAACATAACATTAACTTCCTCTAATATTGCATACAGATCAATGCTATAACGATTGCTCAGGCGTAAGTTCCATGAGAAACAAATGTCACAATGCTCTAAAAATAAGAAAATATCCTCAGTTTTGAACTCACAATCTTCGCAACGGAAACCTTCGTCAGATGGAATAAGTACGCTCATTGGGAGTTACTAATCTTTTGTTGGAAGTAATCAGCACCATGCTTAAGATACATTGAGTTAACATCTTCACCCTCTGGCATCTGCACAGTAATAACATTACCTAATTCTTTGGTTAATGATTTAGAAAACTCATGTCCAGCATTATCACCATCAGCAAACATAAAGACTTTATCAAAGTCTGCTAGTAATTTAGTGTAATGTTTCTTCCAGTTGTTCACTCCTGGGACCCCCACGGAAGGTATATTACACACATAATCCAGCGTGATCGTGTCAATCTCACCTTCACAAATACAAATAAATGACGACGCTTTGAAGAAGGCTTTGGTATTAAAGAGGTGTGTGCTTGCACCAGCCAGCCCCATATACTTTGGTTCTTGCGAATCCAAAGATCTGAACCTGATGTCAACCACACCCGAACGTGTAATATACGGGATAGAGAGTCTATTTTCATACTGCTCGTGTCCCGTTATTGGATCTAGTACGACGCCCAAGCCTACTTTCTTCGCTACTTCCAGAGTAATTCCCCGTTCTGCGAGGTAATCCTCTGCTTCGTGTATTGCTGCTGCGTAATACTTTGCTGCTTTGCCCAGAGATTCTTTCTGCAAACTTGACTGCTTCATAAAATCTTATCCCCTCTTTGTCCATAATAATTCTGTAAGTATCGCCTTTAACTTGACAGGCGAAACAACAAAATACATTTTCTCTAATGTTGACTGTTGCTGATCTATGTGTGTCATCGTGGAAGGGACATCTGATACTGCTCCATCCATTTCGTTCAGGAACTTTTGCTCCATAATATTCTAATACATCCTTAATCGGCAATACATTTACACGTTGTGACTTTGCGAATCCATTGGTCAAGATCTTCCACCACCCATGATTGATTTATACCACCCATTCTACGCTTAACTATAACATACGAAGGAGGAGTCGCGCTTAGTGAGCGAGCCTCTGCATAGTGCTTTGCTTCTATAACTGCTTCACTCCAGAACTCAGGCAACTTGAGTGCTTTAGTCGCCTTGAGTTCCAGGATATATGTTTTACCATTGACCATAACAACAATGTCGCCTTCGTCTTTAGCACCAGCCTTAGTTAATCTTTCAGCCACTACGTTTTTAGAGCGCAACCATTTAAGTACAGTTGTCTCGAATAAAGAACCTTTGCGACCATTCTTGTTAGCCATTTAGTATTTAATACCAACCCTTATCTAAGTGATGTTTAAGCGCTAAAGTAGGCGTTTTATACCGCTTTTTGATGTATTTGATCCCAAGATCAACTTGCTTATATAAAGGTGTATCCTTAGGCATTCCGATAATTTGGGGTATTCCGTATGCATCAGATGTTGGGTTATCTGCTGTGTAATCCCAGCGCGATTCTTTACTCCAAAGTAATAGTAAAGATTCCCATTCTTTATTGTTCCAACCTACTTGTTTAACTTCAAGACGAGCATAATTCTTAGCCAATTTTTTACTTTGACTAATTGTTAAATGCATTTTAATACACTCAGGTTTTGTAGGGGTTGGGGCCGTAATAATTGCAACCGCATTTTGCGGCGATAAAGCCACAAAAACCACAAAACACATTGTCATGTATCTCAGGTTGTGTTTCTTCATAGTCTCTCCTCTGTTGGGGCTGTTGCCTTTGTCCCACAGACAGCACACTCCATATCGATAAAGTATGAACTTATTGTATCACTATCGTCATCCCATTCAACGATCAGTTTCCAAACAAAAGAACCACATGGACATACTTTGGTAGGTTTACCACGTATATCCATCGACTCTTTATAATCTGGAGTTAGTTCCCAGATATCCTTCGCACTCATATTCTTTCAGGTATATCAGAAACTTCCATCACTTCAGGATTAAATTGTAACCAGTATGAAGTATCGCCACTTGGATCTGCTTTACCGTACCTGTTTTTAACAGGTGCAATAGCAATATATCCAGGAGCATTACTACCGATTGTACATATCAAGGCTGGTAGTTGAGCAACCATTCCTTGTAGCGCTGATCTAGGCTGGCACGGATTACCAGGATAGGATTCCTTCGTGTGATGAAGGATAAGAACTGCAGCATTAGTATCTCTTGCAAGATATTTCAATTCTTTAATTGTAGAACGCATTCCTGCGAACTCTTCACCACCATCGTTGGCAATATCCATTAGGTTATCGACTACGATTAAGGTTGGTGGACAACCCCATAGTTCTTCAAATGCAGATACTTCCATATCTAAATCAGCCAAAGTTGGCGCTGACTCAAATGACCAGAAGATATGACCTGAATTGTCGTTGATAGTTTTCCGAGACCCATCAACATTTTCTATGAGCATCTGTTCAGCCATTGATTGTGGTTGACCAGAAATCATTGATAGTAAACGCATAGCCATTGTGTGGGCATTTGTATCTGCGCTTATGTATAGTGTTGGTACTTTACTTCTAAGGGCAATCGCAAGAGCAAGTGTTGATTTACCTGCT